TGCGTTACTGTAGCGAACTTGCAGATATTGATTCGGAGCATTTCCGTATCATATTCAAGGGAGCAACCTATAACATTACCTTTGTTGATAACATCCAATATGAAAATAAGATGCTAAAGATAAGGGTAGCAAAGGCGGTGAGATGATGGCAGGAAGTATTGATATTGATGATTTGGCTGATGAGATTATGGAAGGTCTTATGGAGTATGCGGACCTTGCCACGGATACCGTGAAGAAAGCGGTCAAGAAAGCTGGGAACACGGTCAAGAAGGAGATACAGGCAACTGCTCCTTCCGACACAGGGAAATATAAGAAGAGCTTCAAGGTAACCAAGAGGAAGGAAACTTCTAATGCTTTAGAGGTAACCGTACACAGCAAAGACCGATATCAGCTGACACATCTTTTGGAAAAAGGTCATGCGAAAAGGGGCGGTGGCAGGGTTAGTGCAATTCCCCATATCGCACCGGCCGAAGAAAAAGGCATCCGTAAACTTACGGAGGAGATAGAAAGGGGACTTAGCTGATGACACATGGAGAAGTAATGGCAATGGTGGATGAGATGGGTTATCCGTCAGCCTATGACCATTTTGCGGAAGGCGAATCCCCGGAACCGCCTTTTATAGTATTTCTGTATCCGAAAGCCAACAATTTTGCTGCGGACGGAAAAGTGTATTATAAAATAAACCGTTTGAACATTGAACTCTACACGGATTTGAAGGATGTGGAGTTGGAAGAGAAAGTGGAAGCCGTGCTTGATTCGCACGGTATTTTTTATGCCAAAAGCGAAGTATGGATTGAGTCTGAACGTCTGTATGAGGTGCTTTATGAAATGGAGGTATAGAGATGGCAAATAAGAAAAATAAAGTAAAATTCAACATTTGTAACGTCCACTATGCACCGATTACGGTTGCAGAGGACGGAACGGTAACATTTGCAACACCTGTGCAGATGCCGGGTGCGGTATCCATCAGCTTAGACCCTACCGGAGAGCCGGAGTCTTTCTACGCAGATGGTATTGAATATTATGTTATCAATAACAATCAGGGTTATGACGGTGACCTTGAGCTTGCGATGATTCCTGAATCATTCCGTACAGATATCTTAAAGGAAACAGCAGATGCCAACAACGTGCTTGTGGAGAATGCCAACAGCGAAACAGGAAGTTTTGCACTCCTTTTTGAGTTTGACGGTGACATCAGAAAAATCCGTCACGTTATGTATAACTGTTCTGCTTCCCGTCCTACCATCGAAAGTAAGACGAATGAAGAGGATAAGGAAGTGCAGACTGAGACACTTACCATTAAGGCAAGACCTATGGCCGATGGTTATGTTAAGGCAAAGACCGGAGATAAGACAACGGATACCGTTTATAACAATTGGTACAAGTCAGTATATCAGCCTACTGCACAGTCAGCCGATGAGACTGAGAATGGAGAAGGCGAAGGAACTGACGAACCGACAGAATAATGGGAGGTAGGAAAGGATGAGCATTGTCAGAAATATAGAGATTGACGGGAAGCAGGTAGCATTCAAGGCGAGTGCTGCCATTCCCCGTATCTACAGATTAAAATTCCAAAGGGATATCTATAAGGACTTAAGGGTATTGGAAAAGAGTATCGGAGATGAGGATGAGAATAATTCCAATCTTGATTTGTTCAGCTTGGAGATGTTTGAGAACATTGCCTTTGTTATGGCAAAGCACGCAGACCCTTCCATTCCGAATACACCGGAAGAGTGGCTTGACGGATTTAATACCTTTTCCATTTATCAGGTGTTGCCACAGCTGATTGAGTTATGGGGACTGAACGTGAAGACGGACATTGAGGCTAAAAAAAACTTCGTCCAACAGAGCGTGAAATGACAACACCCCTGTTCCTGTTAAGATGCACACAGCTTGGTTTGACGATGGCTGATTTGGATTTATTGTCCATCGGTCTTATCAATGATATGTATGCGGAAAGCAGAAATGATGACTGCAAATATGCTACTTTGGCAACACAAGAGGATATGGATCGCTTTTAGTCCGAATGTGATTGAGAAATCAGCCTTCATATGATATAATTATTATTTGAAGGCTGATGTATTTCAGTCACGAAAATAGCATCCGGAGGTAAATGCCATGGGAAATATAATTGGAGCGGTCATTTTGGGTATAGTGGCACTAGCTTGTTTTATTGGTAGTGGATTTCAATTTAAGGAAAAAGGTTTCCTGTTTAATAACGCATATATTTATGCTTCAAAGCAGGAAAGAGAAACGATGGATAAGAAACCTCACTATAAACAATCAGGAATTTGCCTTGCGTTAATTGGAATTGTTTTTCTGCTTAATGCAATTGAAATGATATTAAAAACAGGTTGGATAATCTATTTGGTAATAGCAGTTGCCGTAATTGCGATAGTGTATGCAATCGTATCTTCGGTAATGATTGAGACAAAGAAAAAATAAGTGTTGGAGATGAAATTTATGAAGAAAATATCGGAAGCATTTTCAAATAGTAGCATATATGAGAAATGTGCTTTTATTGTACAGATAATCAGTTCTTTAATCGTTATAATATTTGCCTTTTTGCAGATATTCCAAGTTTGGGATGCTGCAATCGTGGTATGCGAAATATTTATGGGGATAGCAATGATTGCACAAGCGATTTTGCAATGGAAAAAGAACAGAGGAGTTGCGATTTTTTCCTTGGGTGTGGCAGCGTTTATTTTTGTGGTAGCAGTAATTGTATTGTTTATTCGTTTTTAAGAAATGGTGTAAAAGGGAATGAAAAAGATTAAGGCATTGTGGAAAAAACTATGGTTTGAAATACGAATGCATGAAATGGATGCAAGGTGGAGAATGTTTGAATACTCATGTTGGGAGATGTATCCACCGTCTTTTTATCACAGATATACTCCGGAAGAGCAGAAGGAAATCCGGGAGCGGGACTTTAAAAAGTTACGTGAAATGATAGCAGAATTAGATAAATAAATACATAACATGAGCTAAGGCACTTGTCATTAAGTTGGCAGGTGCTTTTTTCATGCAAAAAAATAGGAGGTGAGGATTCAGATGGCAAGCAGAATACAGGGTATTACCGTGGAAATCGGTGGAGATACAACGAAACTGACGAATGCCCTTAAGGGTGTGAATGGGGAAATCAGAAATACGCAGACACAGCTTAAGGATGTGGAGAAACTGCTGAAACTGGACCCTTCCAACACGGAACTTTTATCACAGAAGCAGAGACTACTTACACAGGAAGTACAGGCTACCAAGGAGAAGCTGGAGGCATTAAAGACCGCAAGTGAACAGGCAAATACTGCACTTGAAAACGGAACGATTACAAGAGAACAGTACGATGCCCTGCAAAGGGAAATTATAGAGACGGAACAGGCTCTTGAAGATTTGGAAACACAGGCAGGGGAGTCAAGCGTGGCATTGCAGAAGATTGCTAATGCCGGAAGTTCCATGCAGACCCTCGGCAATAACATATCAAACGTGGGTAAAAAGATGTCGGTTCTTTCTGCCGGGATTGTTGCTACGGGTACGGCAAGTGCCAACATGGCAATGAACTTTGAAGATGCCATGGCGAAGGTATCAACCATTGCAGATACCACGGAAGTGCCTCTTGAAGAATTGGAACAGGCAATCCTTGACCTTTCCAATCAGACGGGTATCAGTTCCACGGAGATAGCAGAAAATGTGTATAATGCAATTTCTGCCGGACAGTCCACAGGGGATGCCGTAAACTTTGTAACCAATTCCACGAAGCTGGCGAAAGCCGGATTTGCGGAAGCCGGAGCATCTCTTGACCTTCTTACCACCATATTAAATGCGTATGGTTTGGAAGCAAGCGAAGTAACAGCAGTATCCGATATGCTGATTCAGACACAGAACTTAGGTAAGACAACCGTTGGTGAGTTGTCATCTGCCATGGGTAAGGTAATTCCTACGGCAAATGCCTATGGTGTGGAATTGGATCAGTTGTGTGCGGGTTATGCGATTATGACTGCCAATGGTGTGGCTACGGCAGAATCCACCACTTACATGAACTCCATGTTGAATGAGTTAGGTAAGTCAGGAACCAACGTATCAAATATCCTTAAGGAAAAGACGGGAAGTTCCTTCGCAGAACTTATGGAACAGGGATACAGTCTTTCAGAGGTGCTTGCCATTATTGAAGGGGCAGCAGAGGAACAGGGACTTGCATTCGGTGATATGTGGTCGAGTTCGGAAGCTGCCAAGGCAGGACTTATTCTGCTTGGGGACAGTGCAGAGAACTTCAATGGAACATTGGAGCAGATGCGTAACAGTACGGGAGCAACGGATACGGCATTTGAAAAGTTGCAGACCAACTCTTATACCATACAGGTGGCAATTAATCAGTTGAAGAACACAGCCATCGAACTTGGTACGGCAATCATGTCCGTGCTTGCTCCGATTATTACTTCCTTGGCAGAAAAGATATCTGCACTTACGAAGTGGTTTTCAGGACTGAGTGACACATCGAAAAAGGTTATAGTCATTGTGGGAATGATTGTGGCAGCTATCGGCCCCGTGCTTGTTGTGGTGGGAAAGGTAATCAGTGCGGTCGGAACAATTATGACAATTCTTCCGAAACTTGGTCCGGTTATCACAACGGTTAAGACGGCATTTGCTGCCTTAAACACAACCATGCTTGCTAATCCAATCGTGCTTATCATAGCAGCAATCGCAGCTTTAGTGGCTGCGTTTATTTATTTGTGGAATAACTGCGATGGATTCAGACAGTTTTGGATTGACCTTTGGGAGAATGTAAAACAGGTGGCTATTGCAGTATGGAATGCCATCAAGAATTTCTTCTCGGCAGTATGGGAAGCCATCAAGACCATTTTTACTACGGTATTTGAAATCATAAAAACGCTCGTTACAACCTACTTCAATTTTTACAAGACCATAATTGAGACGGTGTTCGGTGTGATTAAGACTGTGGTTACCACGGCTTGGAATGCCATCAAGGGTGTTTTTGAAACCGTGTTTAATGTAATAAAAACCATAGTAACCACGCAGTTCAATATCTATAAAACCATTATAGAAACCGTGTTGAATGTGATTAAGACCGTGGTAACCAATGTGTGGAATACCATCAAAACGGTTGTGACAACGGTCATGAATGCCATTAAGACGGTATTTACCACGGTGTGGAATGCAATCAAGACCATTATATCTGCGGTGGTAAGCGGTATTAAGGGATTGATTACGGGTGATTTCACAGCCGTAAAAAATGCAATCAGCACCATTATGAATACCATTAAGAGTACCATCAGCACCATATGGAACACGATAAAGAACACGATTTCCACGGTTCTGAATGCGATAAAGAATGGTGTGTCGAATATCTTCAATGGTATTTTGAATTCCATTAAAAATGCCATGACAAAGGTGTTCACGGCAGTAAAGGACGGCTTCTCTAAGGTTAAGAGCCACATCACTGGTCTTGCCAGTCAGGCTCTTACTTGGGGTAAGGATTTGGTTATGGGACTTGTAAACGGTATCAAGAGTTGCATCGGAGCAGTCGGTGATGCCGTGAAGAGTGTTGCCGATAAGATTAAGTCCTTCCTCCACTTTTCTGTACCGGATGAAGGTCCGCTTACCGAATATGAGGAATGGATGCCTGACTTTATGCAGGGACTTGCCAAGGGCATAGAACGGAGTAAGGGACTTGTAACGGA